ATTCGCTAATAAGAAGATTTTTTGTATTAGTGGATGTCGCGATGAACAATCAAGTGCGGATGCTTATAATGCAGAGGCAAAACTGGCAATGGGTGCATTGACCATGGGACTTATTCAGGCCATGCGATGGAATCGTCATAATGCTCAATTGACAAAATTATATGTGGATATATTGGTTTTTATGAAACAGAATGGGTTTGACCAAGTTCCGGTTTTTAGCGCATCTACCGATTCACCTGATTATTTATTGTCGAGAGCGATTGTTACAAGAGCCAATACTGGATTATATAATCAAACCGCAACAGGATATAATGGAAATATTTCAGCGAGTAAGAAGAACATAACTGTAGACTCAAAAGATGTGAAAACATGGAATAAGAATATGGTTATGGGTGTCAAGAGAGACAGGGGTGGAGTAAAATTAACGATGGGATTTTTATGACGGAACGATAAGACAAATAATAACTACTCCAGAACCGCCTCTTCCACCATTAACATTAACGCCACCATCCCCGCCATTTCCTGTATTTGATATTCCATTCCCTCCACCATTTGCTGTTACAGCATTATAATAAATGCCAGAACCACCAGTCCCATATATTTTATTATTAAAATTACACAAAGTACCTAATCCACCTGAAAACGTATAAACCGCAATCGGGAATGGGTCGATATTACTACTCTGTATTCCATTTGTTGATGATGCGTTTTGTCCGTCAATTCCACCGCCACCACCACCAGTTGATCTACTCCATATTCTAGTTCCAGTAGTTCCTGTAACACCACCACCAGAACCACCAGCCTTACTTCCATCAGAATTTGTGCCACCAGAAGCACCCGAAAAAGGCAATGTTGCGCTAGAATTTGTTCTAAGCGATGTACCTCCTCCACCTCCTCCTGCACCGCCATACCAAACATTGTATGATGTAGCAGTCAAACCATTAATTGACGCTACTAAAAGTGGTGCAGTCCCATTTGAGTTTTTAATTGACCCAGATGATACTGTAATTGATGATGGATTTCCATTTGAAGCCCTTATAGAATTTTGCCATTGTCCACCTGCTCCACCAGCTCCAACTGTTACATTTAGAGTAGTTCCTGATGAAATATTGCATCTAGTATTTCTAGCAGATTCATATAAAATGACATTTCCACCACCGCCACCACCACCACCAATGCTAGATGCTCCACCACCACCACCGCCACTTACTATAAGAATATTAACAGACATATCAGCCGATACTGTTAAACAACTTGTAAATGTACCAACTGTCGAATATATAAGCCGATGCTCATTGCCACTAATTTCAAGTGTTGCGTTTTTGTACGTATAAGGTGCTACTTTTTTGGCACCTTTCCCTTTTTGATTTGTGATTGTATTGAATGTTGAAAATGATGCCATATTATTATTTTATAATTTTCGAGAGAATATTTCTCCCCATAATCTCTCAAAACAAAACCCTTCAACCGGATTTATATCATAATCAACCATTTTTATTAATTTTTCATAATATTCTCTCGGATGTCTTCGGATTGCTTCTCTCGTAACAGCAAATAAGGCTCCCGGTGAAAATCTGATTTCTAAAGATTCTTTATTCTTATCGATAATTTCTTGATAGACACGTTTGAGAGGCAATCCTTTATGATGAGGACAATTCGCAATATTACTTGTCAAAATCGTTCTCGATAATGGTTGAAAATCAGGTAATGGAGGTGGAGAAAAATCCTCTTGTGAATCTATAATTTGATTCATAAGGTTTAAAAACTCGGGAGAATGGTCAAATGGATTTCCTTGTGTGAAAAAAACAAGGTCGGATAGATTGTTATAATTATGAATGATGTGATAGAGATAAGTATGACTTTCACGTCCCACATTTGGTAATGAAACACAAGATAATGGATAATGTTCGAGAGGGGTTCCTTTGTTATAAATAAAGGGTTGAATTCTTGTATTTATAAAAATATATTTAAGGTCATTGACCCAATCAATATTCTCTTGATAACGAGCGACAACAATAGAATAAGACATTTAATTATATAAAATATTATTATATCATTAAATTTGTTTGAGAGATTATAACATACAATAGGTTTCAATGTTTGGAAAATCGATTTCAATCTCTTCTAATAAATCACAACGGTCATCAATCACAATAATATTCGCATAAGTCCCCATTTCATGTAAATGTTCAAGTAAATATTTCGATTTCGAGAGGCCAGAACACTGTGTATAATAAACGGAAAAATCATTATAATTTAGTCCTAATGCTTGAAAATGCTGTCTTGTAATTAATTCGGCAGTTTTTGTTCTTGCTGTTAAAAACGCTAGACGACCATTTGTCTCATTGATTTTATCGAGCATGATTTGAAATCCATGCTGGTCTTTATGAATAGGGTCTTCGGTCCATTGATGATGTTGATATCTGATTTTCGCAATTTCCAAAATACGCTCTTTGTTCGCGAGTGTGGTTGTCTTAAAATCATCGCCAAATTCTCTATGTTGAGACATGGATTCAATAGTTTCTAATACGTCATTATAACAATCATTCAATGTTTTATAATATCTTAATAGTGTATCATCAATATCACATAAAACAAGAGTGTTTTCAGATATATCAACTTCTAAAAAGGAATGAATCTCTCTCATTCTGAATCTAAATCAATTATGTCAAATTCTTTTATTTGAGTTGTCATAGATTTATAATTACTGAGAGGCCATTGTTTTTCACATCCAGGACAATGATGACTTGCGTTTTCATTGGCAAATGCGATTTTACCATTTTTACCTCTCCACCAACAATCTGGACAGATTCGATGTTGTCTATCCGAACCATAAGGACATGCACGAGGAATTAATGCTTTATCATAAGTAGTTGGCTCTTCGCATACACAACATTGTGGATAATCACTCTCAGAGATTTGTTTTAACATTATTTTATTTTTGGTGTTGGTTTTATTCCGATTACTTCTATTACTTTTATTATTACTATTATTACTATTACTATTATTACTATTATTACTATTATTACTATTACTATTATTTTTTTTGGGTTTGTTTCGTTTTGTTTTTCGAGTTCTATTCTTTTTTGTCTTTGTCTTTGTCTTTGTCATATTTATAATATAAAGGATTATAAATATAATCTGCCTCTACACAAATGAAAAACATATAAAGCAACTGGAACATTTATTATTACCTCTCGCATATTTGAATACGACACATACAATGGACCTTATATTTCAATGTAAATTAAACAAATCTGAATGGGAATCGATAGAATCCCCAGTACCCGAAACAGAGAAAGAAATTCTTTCGATGATTATAAAAGGATATGCCGACATCGATTATAAATACAATCGAAATCAATCACTTTTTACTTTTGCTAAAATAGAACGCAATGAATCTATTGAAAATCATTTATATTTCAAATTCTTTGCAAATGAGATTTCGAATATTATCAAATTAATTGCTCCTGTGAATAAAAATGTGGCGTCTTCTATCATTGCGTTTCATGCTCATCTAACACAAAATCCTCTCAAAGAAAAACCTCTTAAAAACATTAAAAGTGCCGATAAAATTCGTCTTGATAATATGAATACGAATATTGTAAACAATCGGGAAAGTATTATTGAATATAAGTTCATTGATTTCGCAAAACAATTAATGCAATTCTATTCAAAATGCGATTCTACCTATGTGTTTTATTTATATACATTGATTCAACTCCGACATATTAGCGTACAAAAACTGAATGTTCATGTGATAGATTTCATTGACCGATGCATTGAATATTTACAACGTGATATCCAATTAAATCAAATTATCCAAGGTGCCTATGATTTTATCGAAAAAAATACGAATCTTTTTAAATATGGAGATATTTCTCTCTTTCAACATCAAAAAGAATTATTCTCTTATTTTAAATCTGTCGATTCTTCAACTACTTGTGGAAACCTTGTACTTTATATTGCACCGACAGGAACTGGAAAAACTCTGTCACCCATTGGTCTTTCATGTGGTTATCGCGTGATTTTTGTATGTGCCGCAAGACACGTAGGAATGGCTCTCGCTAAGTCCGCGATTTCCAGTGGAAAAGGTGTTGCGTTTGCTTTTGGATGTGAAAATGCCGATGATATTCGTCTCCATTATTTTGCAGCCAAAGATTATACGATTGACAAGAGAAGTGGTGGAATCGGAAAAGTAAATAATGCTGTCGGTGATAAAGTTGAAATTATGATTTGCGATATTAAATCTTATCTGATAGCTATGGAATATATGTTAGGATTTAATGATGCGTCTAAAATAATCATGTATTGGGATGAACCTACTATTTCTATGGATTATGATGACCATGAACTTCATGCTCTTATCCAACATAATTGGGCCGAAAATCAGATACCGAATGTAGTATTATCTTCGGCGACATTGCCAAAACAACATGAATTAGCACCGATTATTGATGCGTTTAAATGTAAATTTGAATCTGACCATTACCAGAAGGAATGTAGAGTGAAAACAATTACGAGTTATGATTGTAATAAATCGATTTCGGTGATGAATAAATTCGGTATCTGTGTGTGTCCTCATTTTTTATTTGAGAGTTATCGAGATATTCAAAAATGTGTGGAACATTGTGAAAATAACAAAACATTGCTCAGATATTTTGATTTAAAAGAGGTAGTACGTTTTATTGGGTTTTTGATTGATCGTGGATTTGTTGCTCCTGATGATATGCCTGCTCAATATTTTCAAGGACAAATACAGAGAATTCGTATGAATAGTTTGAAAATATATTATCTTCATTTATTAAAATCAATTGATGACCAACATTGGACAACGGTGTATCAATATATGAAAAATACAACTGGTCGTCGATTTCAACATTGTTCAAGTTCCTCGATTCGCAAAACAACAAGTCTTCAAAACGCTGCGAAACCTGGTGGTGCATTAAGTAGAACACATTCTGTTGCTGCTGTCCCGACCGTTGCTAAAACAGTATTGGAAAACGCAGTAGAAAAATCAATACAAACTGGGGGGATTTTAGTGACAACTGTAGATGCGCATACATTAACAGATGGTCCAACGATTTATTTGACAGAAGATATTCAACGTATTGGGCAATTTTATATTCAACAATCTAATATTCCGAGAGTGATTTTCGATAAAATCTTGGAAAAAATTGCGCAAAATAATGTGATTATGAAACGTATTCAGGCTCTCGAAAAAACATTGGAAGATTTGACATCAAAAGATTCAGATAAGGATAAGAAAATGTCGCGAATGGGGGAGGATGGCGCCGAAGGCGCCAATGGTCAAAGTCGTCGTATCGATGAAGATATCAAAAATCTACGCAAAGAGATCAAAAATATCGCATTAGACCCATGTTATATACCAAATACGGTTCAACATCAGGGATTATGGGTTTCTCCAGACAAGGCAAATTTAGTAAAAAACGCATTTATTCCTGTAATTGATGCCGATACGGTAAAAGAAATCATGGAATTGGACGTGGATGATTCTCTTAAAATATTACTATTGATAGGTATTGGGTCTTTTGCCTCTTGTGAGAATAGTCGTTATACAGAAATTGTAAAACGACTTGCTTATGAACAACGTTTGTTTATGATTATCGCTTCATCGGATTATATTTATGGAACAAATTACCAATTCTGTCATGGTTTCATTGGTAAAGATTTAACAATGATGACACAACAGAAAATCATACAAGCGATGGGACGTATTGGACGTAATAATATTCAACAAGAATATACAGTTCGTTTTAGAGATGATGACATGTTAGAGAGATTATTTAAGACAACTGGTGAAAATAAAGAGGCTCTTAATATGTGTCGGCTTCTAGTATAAAATAATCATCTGGTTCCATGTTTTCCATTTCTACGAATATATATTCATCATCTAAAATATCAATGTTTTCGATTGATATTTTCTTTTTTGGACAATGATTGCTATCTTTGATTCTTAATCTCTTTTTATGAACAGAAATTAATGCCTGAATATTTATTGGAGGATATGAATTGTTTCTTATTTTATGTTTTATAAGATGCATTTTTTGGTTTTAGATAGTATTGTAAATAATGTATATATAACTGTAGATAATAATTGAATCCAGGTTCCTCAAAAAATTGAATCGGGTTGAGTAATCAAAATAATATAGAATTATCATCTGTTATATTATAGCGCAATTTCAAAAATGTCTGGAAACAACAAATTATCCGCAAAAACTCCTGCTCGTGTTATTGGAATCCAAATGAGTATGATGTCTCCCGAGGAAATCTTAAGAAACAGTGTTGTTGAAGTTACGTCCAAGGAAACTTACAAGGACAATAAGGAAATTCCCGGTGGTTTATTCGACCCTCGCATGGGTGTTTTAGGCCCCGGAATTATCTGTCCTACCGACGGTCTTACTTACAT